TCATGAGGGTCTAAGCATGCTCCCCACCAAGGTGCGATTCCTGCAAGCCTACCATCCCTACGTGCTGGGCCACGAGATGCTCGTCGGCCGCGGGCAGACGATCGGCGGCGGCGTGGCCACCGAACTGCTCAAGCGGCAGATCATCGCCGTGGTGCCGGACGACTCCGACACGGAGCCGCGCGCGGCGCGGGTGCGCCGTGGCGGCTGACGAAGACTACACCTCGACAACGCTGCAAAGCGGCTCGAAGGCCTCGATTGGCACCACGGCGGCGGCCATTTGCGGCACGATCGTCAAGAAGCCGCGGCAGGGCGTGCTGATCAAGGCGCTGTCCACCAACACGGTCGTGGTCTACATCGGCCCCAGCACGGTCACGGCCGGCGTGGCCGCGGCGTCCACCGATGGCTACCCGCTGGCCGCGGGCGAGGAAGTGTTCATCTTCTGTGACAACCCGCTGACCCTCTACGGCGTCACGGGCTCGTCGACGGCGACCGTGCATTTCTTGATCAACTAAAGGGGGCAGCCGTGGCAGTCCCCGTGCTCCGACGCCGCCGGCGGACGCTGGCGAAACGCCGCTGGTCGCCGCTGAAGTTCGGCGCGTCGCTCAATACCTGGTGGCGTGAGAGCGGCATCCAGGAATCGGGCGGCATCCTGACCGCGTGGAACTCCGACCCGGCTTCGGCTGTCACACGGAATCTATCGCTGACCACCGGTACGCCCACGGTTGTGGCCAACGGTGGCGAGAACTCGGCCACGTTCGTCCGTACCAGCTCGCAGGCGGTCTATCTCACCGGCACGTCCTACAGTTCGCTTACTGCGGGCGTGATCTGGGTCGTCTGGAAGCAAGGGGCGAACATCACGGCCACTCAGGATCTGCTGACGTTCGGCAGCACGGGCTCAGGCAACACCTTCGGGGTGCTGCGATTGGAGGCTGTCACTAACCAACTCTATCCGCGCTGGCAAGCCGGCCGGGTGACGAGCAATTCCGCTCGGGCCAGCTTGACCACGGCGGCCGAAGAAGCCACGAACGCGAGCTGGCGGCAAGTGCCAGCCGGCGGGGTCTGCGCGCTGGCCGTGGAGTGTGATTCGGTCAATAACACGACGCGCTTCTTCTTTGCCAACAGCGGCACGATGCGCACGTTCTCGACGTTTATCGACGACGCGGACGACAACAGCGGCCTGCAATTGAAAGAGGCCCTGGCGAGCGACGGCGCGCGGGGCGATTTCTTTAGCTACATCAACACGACCAACGCCATCAACCGCATTGCGGTCGGCGCCGCCGCAGGGAATGCCAGCGGCACGACCGCGCCATCGTCCATCTTCCTCGATGGGACCGTGTTCGAGATCGGAATCAAGAGCGGCACGCTGGGCTCGGACGAGACGAACTTCCTGAGCTACCTGATGACGCGGCGGGGGCTCAAGTCGTGATCGACACCCTGGGCGTTCTGACCCGCACGGTGGAGCCGACCGTCGAGCCGTTCACGCTCGAAGAGCTGGCCCAGCAGGTCCGCGCCTCGACGGCCATCGACGACCTGCTGCTCTGGCGGTACGGCCAGCGGGCCCGCGCAGCCTTGGAAGACGCCTACCGGGTGGCATTCCTGCCGCAGACCTGGACCTGGCGGCTCGACGCCATCGACGACGCCTGCCTGTACGTGCCGTTGATCCCCGTGGCCAGCGTGTCGAGCATCGCCTACGTCGACAGCGCGGGCGCGTCGCAGACCTGGACCGGCAGCCTGTACCAGGTGCAGACCAGCCCCAAGCGGCGCACCCGGATCGCGCCGGCCTACGGCGAGAGCTGGCCCGACTATCGCTCCGAGACCTTCGGCGCCGTGACGGTGACCTTCGTGGCCGGCTGGGCCAGCGCCGCCGCGCTGCCGCTGCCCCTGCGGCAAGCCGTGCTGATGTACACGGCGTTTCTGTACACGAACCGGGGGGACTCGGGCGGCGCGGGCGCGACAACCGTCGGCGTCAGCAGCCGCGAAATGATCCCGCCCGCGGTGGACTCCCTGATGAGCGGCTACGGCTTGGAGTTGTATGTGTGAGAAGCGAGTGGCCAGTGACCAGGGGTCAGTGGCCAGAACGCTTTTTACTGACCACCGACCACTAACCACTAACCACTCTTTCTCCCCATGGCCGACGTCTCGATTTCCGCTGTGCTTCCTGTTCCCGGGGCGGCCAACGCCTACGGCGATGGGATTGCCGGCACGTCGGTGGCGGTCGGCGACTGGGTCTATCGGGATGCCGCCGACAGCTACAAGGTCAAGCCCGCCGACAGCAGCAGCAGCGCCAAAGCGGCCGTCGTGGGAATCGCGCTGCACGCGGCTACATCGGGTCAGCCGGTGCGCTTTCAGACGGCCGGCAAGGCGGTGATCTCGGGTCTCAGCGTGGGCATGGTCTACGTGCTTAGTGAAACCAGCGGCGGCGGCAATATGTGCCCGGTCACCGATTTGGACAACACCGAATACCTGACGCTGCTCGGCGCCGCCAGCGGCTCGGCGATCCTCGACCTCAAGCTCTGGGCGACCGGCATTCAATCGTCCACGAACATCTAAAGGACCGAACCATGAAGGTGAAATTTCTCGCGCCGCAGGATACGGCCGCCGGGCTGTTGCCGGTGGGCACCGTCTGCGAACACCCCGACTGCTTTCTGCACGCCGACATCGGCAACGCGGTGGAGCACGACGACGAGGCCCGCGAGGCGGTCGCCCGGTGGCGCGAAGCCAAGCGGAAGCCCGTGCTCGACCCGCGGCAGGACACCCGCTTCGCCGGCTTCACGTTCGTGGGCCGGGCCGTGCCGACCGTGTTCACGCTCCCCAGCGGCGAAGTGCTGACGGTCGGGACGGATGTCGACGGGCGGTGGGTGGTGGAGAAGCGAGTGGCCAGTGACCAGGGGTCAGTGGCCAGCAAGCAAACCGAGCCCGGTCCCGACTCTGACCACTAGCCACTGACCACCTATGCCTTCTGCAGCGCCCTCCATCGGTTCGCTCCGGCACTACGTCTCCCTGATGGAGAACCGGGGCGAGGTGCGCGCGGAGCACAACCTGCCGGAAGAGCGGTGGGTCAAGGTCGCCGAGTTTCATGCGGCCATCGAACCGATCAGTGGCCGCGAGTTCTTTCAGGCCCAGCAGGTGCAGAGCTCGACCACGCATCGCATTCGCTGCCGCTGGCGGCCGGGTGTCAATAGCCGGCAGCGGATCCACTACGGCGCGCGGGTGTTCGAGTTGCAAAGCGTGCTGAACCTCGACGAGCGCGATGAATGGCTCGAGATCATGGCGGTGGAACATGGCTAGCTTTATCGGCCAGTCGGTGACCCGCGCCGGCCTCGGCGCCAAGGGCGGCAACTACCAGCGCACCTTCACAGTCATCGGCGACAAGGAGCTCGAGGCCAAGCTGCTCGAGCTCAGCAGCCGCAAGGCCGGTGAGGCGGCCCGGCGGGCGGTGCGGCTGGGCAGCACGCCGATGCTGCAAGGCATGCGCGGAGCGATCCCCCGGGGCCCCACCGGCAACCTGCGCCGGGCCTTGAAGCGGAAGATCAACCGCAACTCCAAGATGAAGGGCAACCCCTACACGGCCAACGTGTTTGTGGCGGCGCCGCATGCGCACCTGGTGCGCTGGGGCACCAAGGGCCCCCGCAAGGTCAAGCGCAAGCGGGTGATGAGCAATATGAACAGCCCCGGGGCGGCCAAGGGATTCATCCAGCGCGGCCGCGGCGGGATCGAAGGCGACAAGGCGGGCTACTTCCGGCTCCGCAAGGGCGGCGCCAAGGGCACGTTCTTCGGCAAGGAAGTCGCCCGGATGCCGGCCAACCCGTTCTTCAGCCGCGTCTACGAAGCGCACAAGGACCAATTTCTGCGCGCCGCCGAGCAGGCGCTGCGCGAGGCGGTGGCCCCATGAGCGCCGCCGGCGACCTGGCCCATTACCTCGCAGACCGCGTGCCCGAGCTCGAGGGGCGGGTGTACCCGCTGCTCGGCCGGCAAGGCGAGCCGCACCCCTGCCTGATCTATCAGCAGGATTCCGACGAGCCCGGCTACGAGTTGGCGGGCGATGCCGGCTACTCGGAACTGCAGCTCAGCTACACGGTCTGGTCCGACGACTACACCCAGTGCGAGCGGGTGCTGGATCAGGTGCGGCTGGTGCTCGAAGCCGTGGCCGACCGCACGATCGGCGACACCCCGATCGACGTCGTGCTGGCCGATGGCGGTGAAGCGGATGGCGTCGAGATCATCGACGGCGCCGCCACAGGCCGGCTGTCCAAGTCCCAAGCGTTCTTCGTTCGTTACTTCCGACCCGCGGCCCTAGCGCCAGGAGTGTAAGTCATGGCAGAGCATATTCGCGGCGCAGGTTCGCGGATCAAGGTCAGCATCTCGGCGAGCTACACGGCCATCGAGCAGCAGACCGAGTTCACCCCGCCCTCGACCCCGCATGAGTTGATCGAGACCACCGAGCTGGGCGCCACCGCCATCGGCCGCGACCCGACCATCCCGGGCGGCGGCGAGGCCAGCGTGTCGTTCAACGTCGAGACCGCCGGCACGGCGCAGGCCTACCTGCGGACCAACCTCAACACCCCGCCGGCGGCGGCGGACAGCTTCAAGACCTACAAGGCCGACAACACCACGGTCGTGCATACCTTTTCGGCCTGGATCACCAACATCGAATACGAGCCGGTCAACCCGAAGGCCATCTGGAAGGCCCGGGCCACGCTCGGCGTCACGGGAGCGATTAGCTGATGACGAGTGGTCAGTGGCTAGTAGCCAGTGGCCAGCCAACAGCGTTTCTGACTACTGACCACCAACCACTGGCCACTCTTTCCCCATGGATCTCCGTCACCAAATTCTGTCGGCCGAGGACCGGCCGCGCCATTCGGTCGCGCTGCCCGAGTGGGGGATCGACGAGCTGTTCGTCGACTCCCTCTCGGCAGCCGATCGGGACGACTACGAACGCTGGGCGTTCGGCGACGACCGCTCGAACTACCGCTCCAAGCTGGTCTGCCGGGCGCTGGTCGACGCGCAGGGCAACCGCGTGTTCAGCGACGACGACGCCACGGCTCTGGGGCACAAGAGCGCCAAGGTCGTGTCGCGGGTGTTCGACCTGGCCTTGAAGCTCAACGGTCTGCTGGGCAGCGACGTGGAGGAACTCCGAAAAAACTCCGCGGGAGCCGCATCCGACGACTCGGCTGCCGGCTCGCCCTCGCCTGGGGAGTCCGCGACCCCGACCAACTGTTAGCGGAACTGACCAGCCGGCAGATCGCCCTCTGGCTGGCCTTCGACGAACTCGAACCGATCGGCCGCGACTGGGAACGGACGCGGCACCACATCAACTGGACCGCGGACCTGAAGGAACCCCTCAAGGCGGACGGATTTTTACCGGAAGTAGTGGTCAGTGATCCGTGATCAGTGGCCAGTAAAAAGCGTTTCTGACCCCTGACCACTAGCCCCTGACCACTCCCCACCATGGCCACTTACCACAGCCTGAACATCGCCTGCGGGATGACGGTGGCCGGCTTGGAAGCCGGGGCGCAGCAGGCGCGGGGGATCATCCGGGGGCTGGCGCGGGACATCAACAACGTCGGCAGTGTCCGGGACCGGCTTGATTCGGTGGTCAAGTCGGGGCGCAATGCCACGGCCGTGATGGACCAGCTCAGCACCAAGTGGAACCGCTGGGGCAGCGACCAGACGCTGTGGCGGCACTACGACCCCGAGGCCCATCGGCGCTATCTGGCCGGCGAAACCAAGGCCCAGCGCGGGGCCCTGGACACGGCCATTCACACGGTGGCCAGCTACCACGCTCTGCGGGTCACGATCTTCAGTGTGGCCACAGCCGCCGAGCTGTTCCGCGAGCACATGGAGCGGAGCCACCATTATTCGGAGGGCATGAAGCACGCCGTGGGGGCGATCGAGCAGTCGTTCCACGAAGCCTCCAAGTCGATGCACCACATGATCGCCACGGCCGGGAGAAACGTGGTCTCGTTCTTCAGCGGCGACACCAGCGCCCTGCCGCGCGACTCCCGGGCCGACATCGCGGCGCAAGTGGCGCTCGAGCACAACCAGCGGGTGCAGGCCCAGTGGGCCCAGCAGATGGAGCTCAACCGCCGCACCGTGGAACACCGCAAGTCGATCGAGGAAGACGCCTATGAGGCCCTGGATCGGGTTCGTCGGCAGCGGGAGGAATCATTCCAGGGCTTCCGCGACTCGTTGTTCGTGGCCAGCCTGCCCAAGCAGATGGGGGCCTACGAGCAGAGTCTGGAAGTGATGCTCCGCAACCTCCAGCAGTCGGGCGTCACGGTTTCGATGATCGAGTTTCAGCAACTTCAACGGGAGGCCCGGGCCGTGGACTCCGCCACCCGCGCCGAACAACTGCGGGCCAGCTTCGATCAGCGGGCCGGCGGGCGAATCGGCAGGGCCCTGTCGCTGCTGGCCCGGGAGCAACGCCCCAACGACCCGCGCGGCGGCGCGGGCAGTATGTCGGCCCTGCTGCTCGGCTCGCGCGAGGAGTATCAGGCCCGCGTGGGCGGCCAGCGGCAGAACCAGGACCGCGCCGAAGACCGCCGGCACAAGCGGGAAGTCGAGCGGGCGCAGAAGGAAGCCAACAAGTGGCTCCAGAAGATCCTGCAAGCCCAAGGCGGCACGCATTCCATTCCGGGGGGCGTGTAGTACCGTGAGCATCTCCTACATCCGCCGCGTGGGGAACGGCCGCAGCGCCAACAATCCGCTGGGGCGCGCCTCCTACGACGTGCCCTACATCGTGCGGACCTCGACAGCCACCGACAATCAGCGTACCATCCTGAACTCGCTGGGGGTCTCGG